GGGGCTATACCGACATGATAGCATTGATGCGGGAGGCTTTATCAACGCACTACGCGGAAGTGTGCGTCCTGTTATCACTTATTGTTTTTTTGCTCTTTTCGTTGCCATTAAAGTGACTGCTTTGCTAGCGCTATTAGATACGGGCCATGAGATAGGACGTGCTTTGTCTTTAATCTGGGATGATGCAACGGCTGGTTTATTTGCTGCGATCATGTCATTCTGGTTTGGCAATAGAGCGGTAAGCAAATACATGAAGGCAAAACCATGAGTTATAAACTAGGAAAGCGCAGCTTAGAAAAGCTGGAGGGTGTAGACGAGCGGATGGCTGCTGTTGTTCGTTATGCTATTTCTGTTACCAAACAGGACTTCTCAGTAATCTGTGGGCTGCGCACGATAGAAGAACAGAAAGCATTGGTTGCCAAGGGTGCAAGCCAGACTATGAAGAGTAAGCATCTTGATGGATTGGCTGTTGATCTGATGGCTTATGTAGATGGTCAAGGTGGTCGCTGGGAACTAAACCTTTACGATGAGATTGCAGATGCAATGGCTGAAGGTGCAAGGGCTGTTGATGTGCCGGTGCGCTGGGGTGCTGCTTGGTCTGTTCCAAACATTGCTTACTGGGATGGTAGCATGGAAGCTGCAATGAATGATTACATTGACACAAGGCGTGGGCAAGGGCGCAGACCTTTCATTGATGCACCACACTTTGAGTTAATGGTTTAGATATGATAACCTTGCATTCTTAGATTAGAGGTAAAGTTTCTTAGTTCTTTTCTGGCAACCCAGAGGTTTACTTGAACATTGGGATGAGCGTCCAGTCTGTATAGCTCATCCTGCCACTTATCTACCTCTCTTCTGAGAAACTTTAGCTCAGCTTTTTGTGCTTCTGTTATCATACTTCCGTACCGTTGCATTGCTTACTCCTACAAAGATAGCTGTTGATGATACGCACCAGCCTCTGTCTCTGAAGTAACGGATGTCTTCTATTTCTTCCTGAGACAGTGAGTCATTGCGCCAGCCTTCGCCTTGTGTGGGCGCGGCTGTCGCCTCTGGTTCTGTGAATTTTTTTTCTGGCTTGTCTGGTTCTGGCTCTGTGTATTTTTTATCTGGCTTGCCGCCCCATTTATCTCTGTATCTTTTGTTTATTTGCTGGGCGTCTTTAAGCATTGCTTGAAGCATTTGTTCTTGGGTCATGGTCTTGCCTTTGGTCTAAGTACGGATGACACAACGTCTGTTTCTACGCAGGTCATATAGATGTCATTGCCGTACAGCTTTACGATATGGTCATAGATCGGGTCAGCTAGGCCCTGATCCATTACTTGCTGACAGTGGTTCTCTGATGCGTAGACTATGGTTGCAAGCGGTGCAGCGTTATGCGACGCTATTTCATAGTCGATCATTAAGACAGTGAAGAACTCAATCATGTTGCACTCCTAAAAAAAGACGCAGCCGAAGCTGCGTCAGTCAGGGAGGATTCCAATCGGGCAGATGTCAATGAATCCTCGGAGAACATTCTTAGTTTAGAATGGTATTTTATCATTTGGCAAGCCACCTTGTTGCTTGTCGCTAATTTGAAAACTCATGTAAGGCTTTTCATCTTTCATGCGTCTCCATCCAGCAATCCGTTTTTCATTTGGTGATCCTTTTTCACCTACTGGGCCAGAGTAATCAGGCGCTGCTTCATTCCCGCGCTTATCGTTGACAAACATTGCAGCCATCTTTTGATACACTTCAATAATCTCTGTACCATCTTTTGTTTTATCCTTGACCAAGATAACTTTGTTGTCTACACCCTCAAGATTTAGCTTGCCTTGCAGTATCATCTGTTGAGTTGGGAATGGTGTGAATGCTGCTCCACGGTTTGTATCGTCATATTCTGCCATGCTTCTGGCTCCTTTACCAAGCTGATTTAGATTGACCGCTATCTTCTGCGGCGTATTTATTGCCATCCATTTTACCCAAGAACACATCAGCATCACAGCCAATGTGCGACAGCGCCTTGGTTAGACCATCAGTGATAGCCATCTTTGGTGCATCTTCTGCCAATCTACCTTTGGCAGCGTCAAAGAACTTACGGCAGCCTGTGAAGGGGCCAAACATATTTCCTTGACTACCATGCCAAACAGTCACATGCGCTAGTACAGCGCTGTCTCCGTTAGCGAGAGACACTATCTCTGTTTGATTGTGCCAACCCCAGCCCTGACCAACGGGGCCAAACTCTTCTGTCATCTTCATGACTTGGTATTGCGGGTCGATCGCGGTGAAGCTGCGGCTTCCGAAGCTGACCTTCTTCAGATACTTGGGGTCTGAAGAGGCCAGCTTGTTCCATGTTTCGAGTGTCATTGTTGTTCTCCTTATCGTTTTACTATTCTTAGTGATCCACGCTTGTCGCGCTTGATGGAAAGTTGATCACAGTAGACTTCTCTTTCGTTAGGTAAGACCATTGACTTAAGGTCTTTCTTCGCATTTTCGAAAACTCTATTCTGCTCATAACCTTGTATGTAGGTGACTGCTGCGTCGACAAATTGGTTGTCTGTGCTGGCGTCCCGCTTGACCATGTTGTCCACCGCAATGTGGTCATGCGAGAGTTGTTGCGTGTCCACACCAATTGGCTCTTCATCGCGAAGCACGTAACCCCAGAAGTCCGACACCACTGCCCACATAGAATTGAAATACTGACTATTGTATTCGACATATGTGGATTCCCATTTGCTGTTGCCAAAGATTACTGAGAGGTAGGCGCCATCTGCCTTGGCGAGGTGTGCGTACAGTTGTATCTGCGGCATGTATAGCTCAATGACATCCTCCATTTTGTTGAAGGCGTTTGTGTGCTTGGCTTCTACGATTGCATTGTTCCAACGCGCATCGACTGTACCACGACAAGGAACAGTACCTACAATCTGTTCGTATTCATATTGGTGTCCAGACAAAGCGCAATTGTTCTGCGTCTCGAACCAAGACAGATTGAAGGATTCAGTCCAGCTGCCAAGCTGCACAGCAATGTTGTCAGATAAATCTTCTGGCATCTGCCTACCAGTTTTGACTTGCCATAATTCAAGCCATTGGCCCTGCATAATTTTTACACAGTCAGAGCCGCCTATGAAACCTTTGCGTTCCATGATGTTCTCCTTTTTTTATATGGGGTAGACTACTGCAAGTATGCAGTTGGGTCAACCGATATTTATACTGCCGTTAGGTCTGTTGTACTTAGAAAAGTCAGACGGTTTGCAGTAGCCCAGTTCTATTAGTTCTTCTTTGAGCTTGCCTTTAAGCCAGCACTCGCCGACATTTTGTCCGTCGATGATGCGCTGTGCATTTATTTTGTGGGCATTTAATTCATAGTTTGAGCGCTTGTATTCTTTACGCGCAGCCACTGAGCTATTGGCTCTGGCAACATGTGCATCCCAAACGGCACTGTTAATAGCATTCTTCATGTACTTCTCCTTGTATCTCTGCTCTTTTCATCTTCTTAATTTTAAAGAAGCCATCGTACTGAGGATGTTTGTGCATGAAGTATCTGGCATACAAAGCAATGTAATCATTACTTATCTTGAAGTCGTCGCCTGTTGTTTCAATGCTTGTTTCCCAGCGTATTCTGTTGACAACAAGCCAAGCACTGAGGCGCTTGTGTCCTTTGTTGATTGCTCTGAAAGTAAACTCTTCAAACAATCTAAAGACATGTGGGTTTTCTTTGTGCCACTCCCACCACTTTTGTTTAAGGTTCATCTTTGTTCTCCATTAATTTAAGGAATGTGTCACCACTCATGATGACTACGGTTTGCGGACTTCCAGTCCGTCTTTTATAGAAAGCAATGTCTCTGCTCTCTAATACTTTGAATGGGCTGGGGAAGTTAGACTTATCTCGGTACTTAACTTCACCTACCAGTTCGTGTCCTTGGAGTTCGAGTTTGATGTCGCCGCTATACTCGCCTCCCAAACTGCCTGAGAGGGGCTGCCTTTTGGCTTTGATACCCGCTTCTTTGAGCCAGTTGACGAACCACTTCTCGTGATATGTTCCTTTATTTTTGTTGCGGTTTGCCATTTGTTTCCCTCGTAGCAGTTCTTACAGATGTACCAATGCTTTTCCATTGAGCGTTCTGCATTGGGTTTGAGTATGGCAACGAACCAATAGCTTTTGTTTTCGCATGACAGGCAGAGTACAGCCCTACCTCTTCGTGACTTCGATGTCATATTCTAAAGCATCCAACCAACAGATGAGCATGAAGCCAGACGGAATACGTTTGTGCGCTTCCCATTTATGTATTAGGGAAGAAGTGCAGCCTATCTTATGAGCCAATGACTCTTGGCTTAAACCTTGCTCGAATCGAGCTTCGATCAACAGGTTTATTAGCTTCTCGTAGTCTTTTGGTATGCTCACTGGCTTGTTGTATCGCGTCAAGTTCTTCAATGACATTGATTACTTTCACTGCCGTATCATACCTGAGTTCAGTATCTCCATTGATTGTTCGATAGTACGTTGACGTTGGGATGTCAGCGCGTTTGAAACACTTGAGCAGGGGGACGTTTATCTCCCCCGCTCTGTCTTGTAGATATTGCAGATATGATTTCATACTGCACTTATGGAGCGAATGTATCCTTGTTGTCAACCTCACCGCTGCCGTCACAGTTCCAGCAAGTATCTTCATACTCTTCTTCGTAACCAATATCGCGATTGAAACTTTGGCGTTTGTATCTGCGATAGGTTACAGTGCCATCGCCCAGACATTCTGGGCAGGCGACAGGCTCAGTACGGTATTTCATCGTCAATCTCCTGTGGTAGATGTTTGCGTTCCCATGCTGCAATAGCTCTGCTTAGAAACTTCTCACGATTGAAGCGTGGGTTTTTTTTCTCAAGATCATCGGCAATCATTTCGATTGTGATGGGTGAGTTTACTAGCGGACCCATACGATCTGCTATCCATTCAAAGTTCTTGCGTGTCATCATTTGGTTTATCCTTTAGGTATTCTTCTAAGATGTCTTTGATTTCCCAACAGACAGAAACAATACTGCCGATTTCTGCGTTAAACCAAGGGTCTTTTGAGTATTTGGTAATATTTTGAAGACGTTTAATTAGCTCAGCGTGTGTCATGCGAAATTCCATTCTTTGCTGCGCATTGCTGATGCAATGGTTGATTCACGATTGTACTTGGCAATCTCTGGTTTGCGCAGGTCTTTTGTATGCGTAGCCCAGTAAGTCAGGCAGTTGTACAATGCCCACTTGTTAGAGCCGAGAGCTTTGCGCTCGTCGCTCCAGATTCCGAGCAGGTTTTCGAGTTGCTTTTCGTTGGTCTTGGTGACTGACTGCTGGCGTGTGAATGCTTTGCAGACAGTCTTTTTGAAAAAGTTTTCGACTTGTTCCTGTTCGATCTTGGTGTGCATCCAGTCTTGCCAGACATCTTTGCGTGACATGAAGTGACGAAAGCCATTGATCACCTTGGCTGCTGATCCTTCTACGTTGATGGATGCAGTATGCTTGTATCTGCTTCTGGCTACTGTGTCGGCTGTTGTGCAGCCGTTCAGACACCATAGCCGTAAGCCATTGGCTTGCTGAGAAAAGGACCAAGATGCGTCATAGCTATTGAAGAAGCTGACACGGAACTTAACGTAGTCTCCGACTGCTGGCTCAACTGTGAGGTCATTAAATAATATTTCACCTCTGAGTTTGCGTCCGTCTTCAAGCACATCGACAGTGACTTCATAATCGTCTGATAAGTCTGCCGACTTGACTCCGTCAATGATTGAGTTCACGACATCATCGTGCGTTACAATCTTGTAGCGTGAACCGTGTACGCCCAACACCTGATCGGTGTCGGTACGCACAACAGCTTGGTGACCAGCAATGATATTACCAAGCTCATCATAGATTGGTTGTTGTTCGACTGGAAAGTCGAAGTCATTGATTGAAAAATGTTTCATTATTT